AGTGGTTTTCGCACAGTCGATTACAACCGCCAGCTCATAGACATGGGGTACCCCGCCAGCCCAAAATCTAGCCACTTGCTTGGATGGGCTGTAGACATCGCAGTAACGTGCAACGAACGCCGCTTTTTGATGCTCGAAGCCTTGCTTGACGCCGGTTTCCATCGAGTAGGCTTAGGCGCTGGTTTTATACATGTCGACATGGACCCTTACAAAAAACCCAATGCACTGTGGATCTACTAAGAAAATCGCGAACCGTTCACCAAGTTGACCTCAACTTCGCCAAGCGCGGCGACAAGCGCCATTTCCTTTTCATTTCAGACATCCACTATGACGCCATGAAGTGCGACAGACAATTGTTGCACCGACACCTCGACGAGGCACGGGAACTGGGCGCCGGCGTGTTCATTTTTGGTGACCTTTTTGACCTTATGCAGGGCCGTTTCGACCCCAGAGGCAACTACGCCGAACTCAGGCCGGAATACAAGTCGTGCGTATACGTCGATGAGGTGATACAGGACGTAGGCGAAAAGCTTTCCCAGTACTCTGACGTCATCAAGTTTATATCGAAGGGAAACCACGAGACAAATATTGAGAAGCGCATGATGGTGTCGCCGATTGACAGGGTGGCACAAATCATCAACGGCAAGGGCGGACACGTAGAGGTAGGAGGCTACGCCGGGTGGCTGTGTGTAACGCCTAACAGGAATGGTTCTAGCCGTCGACGCTTCAACGTCCACTACCACCACGGGTACGGCGGAGGCGCCAAACGCTCGAAGGGTATCTTGGGCGCAGACATTGACCAAAAAGACTTTCCCGACGCCGATTTGATTTTGCGGGGACACGACCACCAAAAATGGCACCTACCTATTACGGTAGACAGGATTACGCAGGCTATGAACCTCGAACAAAGAACCGTCCACCACCTCCGCTTAGGTAGTTACAAAAAGCTGGGTGACAGGTACGCAGGATGGGCTACAGAAAAGAACTTCAGTACGCCACGCCTTGGCGGTTGGTGGGCTACGGTTCAAGAACGCAATGATGATTACGTATGGAGCGTAAGAGAGGCCGTATAAAGGACGAACAGGTGGAAAGAAAGGTAAACCCTTGGCTTGCTATGGCCATGGCCTTAGATGTGTCTCAAATTTTTCGCGAGAAAGGCAACCTGCGCCGCTGGTCAGCCAAGCGAACCATTGGCGGGGCGATTGTGTTGGAGGCTCTTTGGCAGATCCACGAGCATGGTTTATCTTGGCCGGGCATAGTGTTGTGCTTAGTAGGCATCACGCCTTTGTGTGTGTCCTTTTTTGAAAGGGCGTAGATATTTTTTCTGTTTGACTGAAGGGCCTCCGAAACGTCGGGGGCCTTTTTTTCGCAAGTTTTTTTTGGTTTTGCTTGCCTAAACGCAATTTTGTTTGCACCTTGCCCCCAAGTTCAAACAAAAACACACGACATGTACACAATCAGCACCACCACCGCCCGCCCCACCATCCAAGGCACCGTCGAGAACTGCACCGCCACGCTGGCCCGAATGAACTTCGACACGTACGACGCCGCCTGCGCCGCCGCCCGTGAATACGCCACCGCAAAAGGCGCCTTCTACGTCAAGCCTGCCGCCGACGTTCCCACCCTCAAGGAAGGGCAGACCTACGTAGAAGTCATCTGCGCCTAATACACACAGACCATGAAAAACACACACAGCACTAAGGGACGCGATCTGGCATGGGACATCTTTGTCGGCCTTCGCTCCAACCAGTTCAAGGACATGACCCTCGAAGAAATTGACGACTTCCGTACGGTTGCCGCCTCCTTCCTTCACCTCAAAAAAGAAGACTGATGGACCAACAATACAACGGCTGGCGCAACTACGCGACATGGCGAGTTCGCCTTGAACTTGTTTCCGATGACGAATATTGGGATGAGTTTATTGAAGAAAATTACACTGACGGCGACCAGTGGAATGACGTCGACGAAGACACGAGGCTGTATGAATTGACGCAGGCTATTGAGTCGCATGTTGACGAATGGTTGTTTCACAATCAACCATCGGGTGTTGATGGCATAGTTGCATCGTACGCGCAAGCTTTTCTTGGCGATGTAAGTTGGCATCAAATTGCAAAACGATTGTTGGAGGATTACGAACATGAAAACATACAAACACATGAAGCCTAACGGAATTTCACACACGGTCTATCCTGACCAGCCTGCCGAGTCATTCAACGATTGGACGGCAAACTTTACGCGACAAGAAGTAGCCCGCGACGCGGACGAGTTCAAGCGCAAGTTCGACGCCCTTTGGGACGCTTTCAAGAAAGATATCCAGCGGAACGCATGATTGACAACGGATACCTTGGGCCCCACGCACAGGAGCCTACCTACCAAACGACCTTCGACGTGCCGACCTTGTGCATGCCGGACAACGGACACCAGATGGACCCCGACCACATGAAAAGTATAGGGTACCGTTGGACCATCAACAGCCAACACCCGGAGCGCGACAGCCCTACCCGCTGGTTCTGGGGTTCGCCCCGCGTGTGGGAGGTTTGCCGTCCCAAGATTGAAGCCAAGGGCTTCGTATTCACAACCCAAGTAGAAACACTATAAACTCCAAAATCATGGAACAAACCAAAATCCAAAACCTGACCCCGCAGGGAACCTTCGAGAGCAACGGGAAAACCTTTTACAAGTTCGACTGCATCTTGGAAAACGGCCTTGTTGGCGAAGTCAATGCGCTTTCGCAAGACAAGTGGAAGACCGGCGACGAAGTTGTTGTCAAAGAACACAACCAAACCAAGTGGGGGCCGCGCCTTAAACTTGACCGCCCCGGCTTCTCACAAGGCGGCGGCTTCAAGCCAAAAAGCACTGACGACGACACGACCAAAGGAATCATTGCTTCGTGGGCTGTGGGTTGCGCTATGTCTGCCGTTGGTACGTACTCAGATCTAGATGAATTTTGGGAGCGTCGCGTATTGCTGGTGGCAAGAATGGCACTAAACGCGCGTGAGGCCATCAAAAAGGAGGTTCAGCCATGAACCCCTTTTACTGGCGCGAGGGGGTTCCCAACGAAGAAGGTTGGTATTTGGCCTGTTACATACGCAGGAACAGGTACGTATTCGACGTAGCACAATGGAATGGCGAAGACTGGGTGTTCTCGTTTAACAAGCCTGAAGAAGTCATTAAGTGCTATCACAAAATCACACCGCCAAATGAGTTTTTTCAAGAACTGGAAAGAGAAGCTGCAGACCGACAGCGTGCTGACGCTGAAGCTAAGACTAGGCAAGAACAAAAAACAAACTACCCTGACCCTTTTCTGGGGTCTAATTAAAATCAAATCATGAAAAATTGCAGACCTTATTCCAATGCGGATCTACACATGATGCGCGAACTGTATAAGAAAGGATATAGCTACGAGCGCATAGCAGGCGTTTTAGGCAGAACTACGAAGGCCGTTGAGGTCCAAGTAAGCCGCAGGGGATGGATTGAAAAGAAGGCCGTCAAACCGGCGCCTAAGAAAAAATCAGCTAGCTACATCCGATACGAAAAACCAAAAACCAGCATTTCCCTCTTTTGGGGCCTCATTAAATACGAGAAAGCATGAAAGCATACATCAAAAAGCTATATGGCACGCAGAAAGCTTGCGCGACAGAATTGGGCGTAACAACCGCCACAGTCCAAAACTGGATTAAGAAAAACCCACGGGCTATGTTGGTCCACGCACCTGAAATTGTGCGACACAAAGACACGACATTCACCCAGCTAATTGGCGAGGTACTTTTCCGGGAGTATGAGTTGACGGAACTGGACGCCATTCGTAAGGACGAAGTATGAAGACAGTCAACAGTGTCAGCGGGGGGCAGACGTCAGCCTATCTGATGAAGCATTACCCTGCTGACTACAACCTATTTGCGCTGGTGCGCATAAACGCGCCAGAGGCCGCGCCAAAAGACCCTTGGATTAAACGGTACGCCGAGGAAAAGCTACAGTCTGACTTTGTTGCAACCGCTGAAGATGATGTCATATTCTACACGCTTGCCGACCTTGAACAATTCACGGGACAGGAAATCACATGGGTAAGCAATCCGACGTTTGACGAGATCCTTTCAAGAGAGAATATACTGCCAAGCACGTTTCGTAGATTCTGCACGACTGGCATGAAAGTGATACCTGTAGCTAAGTGGATTCACGATAATGTCGGGGAGGTTGTCAACTTGCGTTTGGGCTTTCGCGCTAGCGAAGATTACAGGGTACAGCGCAAAATAGAATCAGCCAATGCCGACGGTCTAGAGGAAGCGCGATGGGTTGTAGGTAAACGCAAGGATGGAAGAAACAAATGGAAAACCCATGCCTATTGCAAATACAGCTTCCCGTTGCATGAAGACGGCGTTTTTAACGATAAGATTAGGGAGTATTGGAAAGACAAGCCGGTGCGATTTGCGGAAAGAAACAACTGCGTTGCATGCTTTCATAGAAATCCGATGTTGCTAAACATCATGGCGAAGAAGTTTCCCGAGAAGTATGCGTGGTTCGAGTCTGTTGAGGCCGAAGGCAAAAAGCGCAAGAATAAGGCCGGCAAAGAAATGTCGTGGAATACATTTAGAAATGAAGGGTCGTACGCCGACTTTCGGAATCACAAAACACAGCTGACGATGGAAGACTTAGAAGGCTTTACAGATTGCGACACTGGTTACTGCGGATTGTAAATAGACAATATGCAAAGGCAATTCTTAGGCGTATGGATTCCAGCCGAAATTTGGTTAGACAAAAGGCTTAACCTAGTTGCGAAAGCCATGTATGCTGAAATCGAAAGTTTTGGGTCAAACGGCAAGACGTTCCACAAGTCGAATGACACAATACAATCAGAGTACGGCGTAAGCCGTCCGACTATCAGCAAGACCATCAAACAACTCGTAGATCTGGGTCTTATAGGCATACGCTTCGATGGCCGGGTGCGTCACCTATACGTGCAGGCAGACCGTAAAAAATTTACGGGCAGACCGAAAGAAAGTTTCGGGCAGGGGGAAAAAATGTTTCGGGCTGCAGGAAAGAATGATACCTATACTAATACAGAGAAAAGAACAAAGAAGAAAACAACTAAAATAGAGGTGGTGTTGCCTTGGGATTCTGAATCATTTTCCGAAGCTTGGCAAGTTTGGATTGACGAACGAAAGGAACGAGGTACGAAGAAATACACCGCGCGGGGCGAGCAGACAGCCTTGCACAAACTCCAAAAAGATTCACAAGGCGACGAGGCCGTAGCAATCCAGATGATACATCAGAGCATCGCCCATGGGTGGCAAGGCCTTTTCCCACTAAAAAACCAACACAATGCAAAACAACAGCGTGGCGCTGCAGATGGCTCAATCATTGAAGCGCATTTGCGAAAACTCGCCAATGACACCGGCTCAGGCATGGGCTGAAGGAACGAACATCCAAGCGTCATATCGAATGAATCCGGCTCGCACAGAAGCCGTGTTGATTATCATGTTGAAGGACACGCTATCATACCTTGATTGTAGCAAAACAATTACTGCTGACAAGGATCTGATTGACGCCGTACGCTTTCTTCGTGACGAATTCCCGGCCATGAAGCTGGAGGAATGGCAGATTATTTGCCACCGATTGAAGACAGGGGAATACCCAGTGCAGTATGAAAGGCTCAAGCTTCCTGAATTATGCAATATATTCCGGCAATATGAAGGCGAGCGTGCTGAGGTACGCGAAGCCAACTGGCGGGAGGTAAAGAAGGTTGCCCCTGCTCAGCTATCTGACAATCAACTTCAAGACCTCTACAGTAAATATGCCGAACAAAGAAAGGCCAAACAAAAGGAACTCGACAAAGCCAAAGAGATTAAGAGCGTCCCAACCGATGCGCGCGGGCGCTGGAAAGCAATCCCATACACGAACCCCGAAACGGGGGACGATGGTAAAGAAGGTTGACACTGTATTTAGCCAATACATACGATTGCGCGCGGTTGATGAGACTGGCACAGGACAGTGTTTTACATGCGGCGCCATGCGCCACTGGTCAGAAGTCGATGCAGGCCACTTCATGAGCCGCGCGTGCATGTCGACTAGATGGGATGAGAGGAATGTCCAGTACCAATGCAAGCGTTGCAATGGCTTCCGCAGCGGTGAACAGTATTTATTCAGTCAAAACCTAGACAGGGTGTATGGCGAGGGTACCGCAGAAGGTCTACACATTGCGAGCAAGCAGACTTACAAATACACGCGCGACGAATTAGAATCACTTTACCACCATTACAAACGCCTTGTCGATGAGTTGCGAAGCACGAAAGGCCTTTGATGACTGGTTCAGCGAGAACTACGACGAACTGGTAGAATATGCGCGCAACCTACACCGCGACAATCGCGACTTGGTGCATCACACCTATTTGCGTGTTATTCGCGCTCTAAAGTCGGGTTCAGTGATAAAAAACATGCCCAGTTATTTCAACAGGGCAATGTTCATAGCGCGTACTGACGACTTCCACCCTCTATACTTCCGTGGCGACTACCCTACAAAAGAAATTGCTGTTCAAAGTCTGCTACAAGATAAAATACGCGAGGAGGAAGCCTTAATACTAGCCAATCATCTGGCGTGGTTCGATAGGACTGTCTTACAATTGTATCTTGATGGCTGGAGCATGGCGGAAATCAGTCGCGAATCTGGCATCTCCGTCGACGTGTTCTACAAGTCCATCCAAAAAAGCAAAGAAAAATTACGCCATGTTATTCGTTTCCGCACAAAAAAGGTCTGATAGACTAAATACGTGTAGATCCTGCGAGCATTTTGTCGTCAAGACCAAAAGCTGCGGGCCGTTAGTAAAAGAGGCCTTTACAGATTCACCACTGTGCGGATGCCACATGCCAACCAAAACGCGCTTCAAGACATCAAGTTGTCCGCTGGGCAAATGGGAAGCTGTAATTACAGAGGCAGACATAGAAAAAATCAAAGCCTTCCTCGACCAAAAAGACAAAACGATTGAAGGCTTACAAGAATTAAGCAACAAATACTTGAGCGGGACAAAGGTTAGCACATGTCCCTCGTGCAACAGAAACATGATTAACGAACTAAAAGCAATCGTACGTAATGCCGATTCCTAAGCCGAAAGCCAGAGAAAAGATGACTGAATTCCTTGGACGTTGTATGACAGACGCAACTATGGAACAGGAGTACCCTAACAAAAATCAACGCATTGCCGTATGCGCAAAGCAATGGAGCACCTTGCGCCATGACTGACAGCCTGTGGCTTAACGTCGGGGCGCGGGTCGACAAGGACTATGACAAGGAAGTGGCTATGCGCAGAGCGAAGCGAGGCGTCGAGGCTCTAGGTTTCGAGTGGGTCGACCTTGTTAAAAGAGACCGACGTGGCCACGTGGCGGACACCCGGCACATGGTCAGCAAATATCTGCGTGACCACGGACTTACCTTTAGGGAAATTAGCCATAGCCTTGGCCGCATTAACCACACGACAAGCGTGCATTCGGTGAAGCAGGCGAATATCCTATTGGAAATAGACAAGACGTTTGTAGAACGGTACCAAATATTCAAGAACGCATGACCCTACGCAAAGTCAAAAGAATGCTGAATCAGTCTGACGACTTTTTGGTGTTTACAATGACGCAAACCGATGACACTGCAACGTTCGGTGTTTTTAATCAATCAGCGGAAAGCTGGGAACTTTTACTCAACCTCGCAATAAACGATTACCATGTGCGCGAAACCCTCAGAAACATCGTCAGCACGGCTGACAACTATCGAGACCAAAAAACTCAAGACGAATCCGAATAACCCCCGCGCGATTCGCAAAGACCAGCTAGAAAAGCTCATCAAAAGCCTCAAGGAATTCCCTGAAATGCTGGAGGCACGGCCCATCGTTGTTGACCCAGATTACATGATTCTTGGGGGTAACATGAGGTTGCAGGCGGCGCTGCAAGCTGGACTCAAACAGGTTCCCGTGTATGTCGCGAGTTGGGAGGAGGCCAAGCAAAAAGCCTTCGTAATTAAGGACAACGTGTCATTCGGGGAATGGGATTGGGACGTACTGGCGAATGAATGGGAAGTCGACAATCTGAAGGAATGGGGTCTGTATGTCCCAAAGTGGGACGACACCTCATTCGAAAGCGAAATTGAAGACACCGGCGAATACGACTACCCGGAAGACCTTGGCCCGGAGACGGGCACACGCATGGTGCAGTTGTATATGAATACGCAGACAGAGCCGGACTTCAAACGATGGGAGTTGGCCCTGCGCGAAGTTTACGGAACCGACAACCTAACAGACACGATCTATGAAGTTGTCAAGAAAGCATACGAGGACTATGGCGAAGGTGCATAAAGTCAAGGCGCGGCTAACGGATGAGCAAACAAAGAAGCTGTCTGGGAAGCTGCTCAGCGACAAGGATTACAACCAGCTTTTTACAACTGACGTCGATGTGTATGACGAGGAAAGCGGCGAGTGCATAGCCAAGTTTCGCAAGCGCATCATTCCCGCCAACATCGCAGAGACGGCGTATGAAAACCTAAAGACGGCAGCAAGTCCGACAACGAACAGGGGTACCAGCACAGGCGAAATTGGCGAAGGTCGCACAACGATGCATCGGCGCAGACGCAAATCTGACGGCGCCTTGTCCAATACGCAGATTGCTGGCCACGCAGTAAATAGCGGCATTATTGGATATTTTGATAGGAACCCACGCTTCCCCTATTGCCGGCAAACGGCTTTCAACATGCGCGATTTTGAGAAGTTCAAGAAGGCGTACCCTATTATCAAGTTCGTTGACACGCAATACGAAAAGCTTATGCCTGAGCATTACGCCAAGCAGAGAGCAGTAGCTGACAAGACCTCCTCGGACTTCACAATACACAACACGGCATTCACAACAGTTACCGTCAACAAGAACTGGCAGACGGCTGTGCATACCGACAAAGGAGACTACGCCGAAGGATTTGGCAATCTAGTCGTGCTGCGTAAAGGCCGATACACGGGCGGTTATTTTGTTCTTCCGAAGTGGGGCGTAGCCTTCGACATGCAAAATTGCGATCTGCTGCTAACTGATGTCCACCAGTGGCATGGTAACACGCCAATTGAAAAGATTGACGAGGATGCTACGCGCGTTTCATTGGTCATGTATTACCGTGAAAACATGATTCATTGCGGTACGGCGCAAGAGGAAGAAGCCATTGCGAAGCGGCGCAAACGAGGGAATAGCCTAAACTGATGTGCGGCGTTGTTGGCTTCTCTTGCAACGCTCCGACCCATGAGCATTACGACTTGTTGCGACGCATTATGCATGAAAGCAAGATTAGGGGCCTGCATAGCTTTGGTTTGTCCTATGTCAACGAAGGCATAAGGACGCACAAGGCGCACAACCTCGACGAACTGCAAATACCACGAGCAACTCGCATCATATTTCACAACCGCTACTCGACCAGTGGCGACTACCTGAATCACAACAACAATCAGCCGCTCGCTAATGACAAGAGCGCCCTTGTATTCAATGGCGTTATAGATATGCGCACAAAGGAAGAAATGGAAGAGGCCTATGACGTACGGTTGTCTTGCGACAATGACGGCGCCTTGCTTTTAGAATTGTGCAATGACAACCCCCAAGACATGCTGGCCTTCACGCAAGAAAAGAACGCCAGTTTTGCCGGACTTGTTTTGAGCGCCTCTAACGTCATTTACGCTTTCCGCAATACCAACCGCCCTCTTTGGCGAGCAACGTTCAAGGGAGGGCTTTATTTTGCGTCTACAAGGGACATATTGATGCGGGCACACGAGCAGTTGCAGCCAGTCGAACTAAAACCCGGAATGATATATGCAGATTAGGAGAGCCATAGCCAGCGATGCGGATTTCATCAAGAAAATTCACAAGCAACACAAAAAGGAAATAGGTTCCTTCAACCTGTTTTACAGCTGGGAATACTACATCAAAGGCATTAACAAAAGCGTGTTTCTGATTATAGAAGACGGCGGATTTATGCGCTTTTCTTACATGAAGAAATACAACGCATACGTGTTGCATGAGATTGGCGTGGATAATGAAAGCACACGCAAGGGCGTAGGCCGGGCATTGTTCAATGCCTTGCCACGTCCTCTTATTTTGAAGTGCAACATGGACAACGAGAGGGGCAATGCTTTTTATGAGGCTATGGGCATGACGAAAATTGCAAAGACAGCGACAAAGAAAGGCGTACCGCAAAACGTATGGTCGATTACCTGACATACCACATTGAGTCTTCAAGGGCTAAGGACATCGACCCCAGCAACGATGCTCTGCGTTACGTCGCAGACCGCTTCGAATTAAACACCGAACAACGTTACTGGCTTGCGTTCCTTTTCGGCACGTGCTATTCAGCCACAAACGTTTACTACATCTACAATGAGTTTCCGGACTACGAAAATGTAGACGTTGGGAGGCTGCAAAGGTGGTGGGACGCCAACAAAGACCGAACCTTGTTTCAAACTGACCGGCTGCGCGTCAAGACGCAAAACAAGTTCGTTGAAACGTTCGTCAGCTATCGCGACCTGTTGAATGGGAAAAGCCAAGCGGAATACTTTGAAGGCCTAAAGCAACCGACACGACAAAACACCTACGACAACACGTTTGATGACTTGTCGCAGATCCGCAATTTCGGACGCTTCACAATGTTCATATACCTCGAAATGGTCTACGTGTTGACCGGTTTCGACTTGGAGCCGACGCACCTTGATTTGGCAAACGCGGAAAGCTGCCGTAACGGACTAGTGTATCACTTAGGCAAAATGGAACTCGACACACACGGCACAAAAAAACGTCTGAACAAAAAACAACTGGGCTACTTGCAGTATCAATTTCAGGTTCTCAAGTCGCATGTGGGCACCTACGACATAGCGCATACGAACATCTGGAACATAGAGACCACCCTTTGCGCCTACAAAAAATACAGGAAGGGCAAGCGGTACGTCGGATATTACATTGAACGCATGCGCAAAGAAATTGAAAAGATGCAGAGCAACGTGCCACAAGGCGTGGACTGGGATGTTCTGTGGGACTTTAGACGCGAAACCTATGAACCGAAATGGCTAAAAGAATTGTAGCCCTTGGCGGCATACCAGGCTCAGGCAAGACGTCAATCCTTGTGGAGGTTGTAAAACACTACCAAGACCGTCTACGCACCTTCGCTTATCGCAATGTGCGGGGGCTATATTCGAAAGAAGACAACCTCTACATAGTAGGCATTTACGATGGCACGACATTCAGCGGGACCGACAAGCTGGCCATGAACGTTATGCCTCACTTTTTAGAGTTCGTGGAAAAGGTACCGCAGGCCATTGTCCTGTTTGAAGGCAACAGGCTATTCTGCCAGAAGCTTTTCGACAACCACCCATGCGAAATCATCGTCATAGAGG